TAGTCCTCTTTACGCATGACACCCGATCCCATAGCCTGAGACAGCTGGTACATCGCTCGACTAGCAGTTTGAGCGTTCTGGCCAGACAATGCGGCCCAGTTAGCGATACCCATGAGCGATTCTACCGAATCCGGAAGAGTTTGTCCGGCTGCGGTGAACTTCGCAATGCTTTCGACCATCTGATTAAACTCGAAACTGGTTTCATCAGTGAACCAGGCGAGCTTGCCCAGCTGATCCTCGACCGTGCTCATGTCATAACCTTGAGCGATAAGGGTGCCGACCGACTGAGTTTTCTGCGCAAATTTGTCCCAACCAGCAGTTATATTCTCGACGCCACCCATGCTTTTGACGAGATTTACGCCCATGTCGATTGCAGCATCGGATATCTTCTTTATTGCCGATACGGCAAACACTTGAAGTGCGCTGAATCTTACCTTAACCGTCTCAATTGCGTCGCCGACGCTAGAAAAATTAAGATTACTTGCGCTCTTTCCGAGATCATCGAAGCCCTTTGCCATTCCGTCAAAGTTAAGGCTCTTTTTTAACTTCTCAATAGAAGAAAGTGACGTAGAAACATTTTGTTCAAACCGTTTATTGCGGAAATCTATTTCTACGGCTTTATTATCAATAGTCTGGCTCATACCCTAGTCACCTCCTTCCAGGCTTCGTTAGCTATTTCATCAAATAAGGGCTGAATAGCCGGATTGATGTAATCTCTTCCGGCCACCCAGCCGCCATTTCTAGTTCCGTGCCCGTACTGAAGCAATATTGCTATTGGGGCACCATCATTAATATTTGTGTTAAAAAACGAGATCGACGCTCCGTTGTCAGAAATATCAACGGAATAATCCCATGACGAGGCGGTCAACCCGCTATCAACCGGCGTTGCTTCTGACAGAAGCTCAACACCTTTTCTTCCATATTTGTCAAGATCACTAGCCTTGAAAACATGTTTGATTCTTTCTAGATAGCCTGTTAACTTTGAAAAATCGCCACGCTGTTTAATAGTAATCATGCTATCAACCTCTGGTATTCATTTGTCTCTTTCGAGCTTCATTGAGAGCTTTATTCCGGCTCATGATTTCACGCTTACTCTTTTTCTTTTGTGGCTTATTTTCTTCGTTACACACTTTGATTAGGGTAAGCAAGCGATTAATGTGCCATTTTTGGCAATCCCAAGGAATCTGGAGGGCTACCATCCAGTAATATATCAATTCACTGGTGACAACCCTCGATCGTTTCTTTGGACCATTTTTCTCGTCTTCCCCGAACCAAGTTGCAGTCATGGGATCGTCGATGTATTTTTTTATCTTTATTAGATTATCCGGCGTAAGGGCATAATAAACCATGGGATCAACATTTTGTGTGATCGTCATACACCGAACATAATCTATTGTTTCTTCTTGTGTCTTTTTATATGAGTCATCTAAGAATGGTTTATGCCATTTGGATTCCCATTTTGAAATTGAAACCAACGAATGCTCCAGAGACAAAACCGTATCTTTGATTTGAAAAAATTCCCCACGGCTATCATCATAAAGTTCTCTGCCGGGTATCTCTATCGTGAGCATTTAGTTTGCCTATATATTAATTACTTCGTGTCGGCTTGCTTTTTCTGCTCGGCCATCTGCTTTGCGACATCTTCAGGCACCACATTATTAATGAAATCAGCAACGGAATCAGCATTAGTCACAAGTTCCGTAAAAAGCTGAGAGTATGCTTCTGTCTGAGTGAACTCATCGGTAAATTCCTTCGATTTTACGAAACGTTTTCCATCGGGACTCTTCTTACCATAAGCAGCGAGGATAAACTTTTTAACCTCGGCAACGATAGAAGGAACGTCGTGAGCTTGAATGATTCTCTGAATAAGCCCGGACAAACCGCCAGAAACTCCGAGTTCCATTTCCAGAATCTCAGATTTCATAAGATTAAAGTAAAGATCTTCAGTTCTTTCGTTTCCATCGAAGTCGACATAAGTAACAGTTTTCTTATACATAATAATTCTCCTTTTAAAATAAAAATGTAGGGAGCTCCGATTAAAGAGCTCCCTTTGTAAATTAGTTTAGTAATTAGGACAAGGTCGAGATGACCGTATCAATGCTGGGCAGCTGCGGATCAGATCCTTCAGTCTGACCAGCAGTGTCGGTTCCATAAAGCAGAGCTTCGAGAGCGGTGAGTTTCGTAGCTTCGACTTTGGTAGAGTCGATAATGACATGAGAAGTCGGCTTAAGTTTAGCAACTACCTCTGCAGAGAGACCGCTCTCGGTCGTGATAGCGACCGGCGTGGTCGAGAACTCCCAAGAGAACGTAACCGCTTCCGGAGAATCATTAACTGTACTGCGATCCTTATCGGACGGAGAAGCAAGAGCTCCATAAACAATATGAAGCTTGTAACCGTGCTGGTCGCCATCGACGTCGTTGCCAATCTTAGTGCGATAGGTGAAACCAAACTCTTTACGAGTCTGCTGTGTTACATACAGGCCGGTCGCAACGGAATCCGAACCATCACACTGTTCGAACTCTTCCGGATATGTATAAGCTTCAATCGTGCCACCGAACTCTTCAACCGACACAAGGTTCAGGTACTTAATGTTATCGGCATACAGAGCAGTTGCTTCTGCACCAGACGGGCTCTCAGTAACAGCGGTGAGACCGTTCCACGCTACACCAGCTGCATAGGCACCATTCATGCCGGTCTTCGGATAAAGAACACCACGGTCCACACCAGTTTCATACAAGCGCTCACCAGTCTTATCCCAAACAAGTTTCATTTTGATTTCCTCCAGATTATTTCATGTAAATTGTAAATGTATCGTGATTTAAACCGTCACTTTCGTAATGACGATGACCACTAGCATTACGAAATTGAGAAACTTTTTCAACAATTTCACTATCAGGATCTTCGTCAATCACGGTAACTAGATATGCTACGTCGGTTTTGTAAATTTCATTGTTTGCATTCCTAGAAACGATACGATCTCTGGAATACACGATGGCCGGATAGGCCATTCTCAATGAGGGCGGAGGCTGAAAGTAGACATTTCTACTGCCTAGCAATTCTTCTAGTTCGATCTGAAGTTGCTCACGCTGCTGGGCCTGTCTCCCCATTCCACACACCTCCAATCCATAAAGTTAACCTGGGGTAATGGATCTCGACAGTGTTAATTTTCCACTTCGTACCCAAATACTCCAGGTATAACATGTTCTTAATGTTTGTTAAGGCGAATGGATCGGAAAGGATGCTGAACTGATTGGATAACGTTACATTGTCATTAAGATTGCCAGAACTTTGCATTTTTCTGTAATCCTGAATGATCTCGCCATAATATTCGACTTCCGTTATTACGTTCTTGACTACTCCCCTGCGTACTTCAGTGGGTATTCCGAAGCCGATTTTTCCGAAATACTTCGCCATTTTGAATTACGTAACTTACTTAGCGGGGCCAGACTCGAGAACGAGCGCGGAATAAGGTTTAACCAGTGCGCCAGACAGACGGGTTTCAATAAGGTACTTCTGCTGGTTGTAGTCGATATCGAAGTCGTCGAACATTGAAATCTCGCCGCCCTTGTCCGCGCCGAAGTTATAATCCTTCGGGTTCACGATGATACCGATCAGATTGCGAACCTCACCGCTAACTTCACGTGAGACACCCTCCATAACCTCAACCGTCACGATGTCCGAAACACGCAACGCATTGCAGAGCTTCTCCTTGGTATCATAGATCACGTGGCCATTGAGGTCCTCGAGGAGCAGCATGTCCGTGAGAACATCTTCAGTAGTAAAGAACGTCGGATTGCCAGAGCCCTTGTAATTCTTGCGGGCCTTAACCGCTGCACGAATCGTGTTCTTAGCCATCTTATTCGCATCTACATCGAAGTCGACCTTAACCTTAACCGAGAACAGATCAGCATCGGTATAGATCGGGCGGATGCAATCTTCGTCGATCTTGTCATCAGTACCGGGAGTACGACCGTCACCGATCAACGCCGCACGAGCGACTTCCTCATTAAGCATGACACGCATTTCACCCTTGATCCAAGCAACGACATCAAAGCTCGTGATGTCGATCAGATCATTACGGTCAAACTTCTGCTTCTTATAAATGGTCGTCGGGCTGGTGCTACGCTTCAAGAGCGAGAACACTTCAGACTTCTTGTAGTCGCCCTTGAAATAACCCTTCGCACGCGCTTCTTCTTCCGTGATGTCAGCAAACATCGTCTTGACACGGGAGAACGGGCTACGGCTAACCTGGTTCATGAAACGCGCAACCCACTCGGTATTACGGGAGATCCACTGCGGGACGTTCGTGTAATTACGAGCATCGGGGAACAGGGCGTCGATGCCATAGGTGTTTGTGGGATCCGAGGTCTTCGGCATAATGCCGTAACGAGTTTCAGCGTTATCGTTGCTGCCATGCGCAATGCAAATATCGCCGATGTCATGGGCGTTGCAGGAACGCTTCAGACTGCCATACTGCTGCATGTCTTCAAGAGCCTTCTGCATATCCGAATGGGAAATGATGGTGTCCTGAACTTCCTG